ATCCCGAGGCATGGGCGTGATTGCTCCTCGCAAGGTACCTCGTGCCAAGCGTCGGGGTGATGACAAGCCTGTGATCGGGACGGGCAAACCCATTCGCACGTTCGCGAAGGGTGGTGAGAGCAAGGTCAACGAGGCGGGTAACTACACGAAACCCGGTATGCGTAAGGCTTTGTTTAATTCGATTAAAGGACGGGCTGTGCAGGGTACCAAGGCTGGTCAATGGTCAGCACGTAAGGCACAGCTACTTGCTAAGCAGTACAAGGCCAAAGGTGGCGGGTACAAGGGATGAAAGCCCCACAACAGTCGCTGAAGGCTTGGACTCAGCAGAAATGGAGAACGAAGAGTGGTAAACGGTCTACTGACACGGGTGAGCGATATCTTCCGGAAGCTGCAATTAAAGCTCTCAGCTCCGCTGAATATGCCCGAACCACCGCAGCCAAGCGAAAAGGTAAAGCGCAAGGCAAACAGTTCGTACAACAACCCAAAGGCATTGCTGCTAAAACGCGCAGCTTCCGCCAAGCGGGCAAAAAGTAAGGAAAAGAAAAATGGCTGAGAAATGGATTCAGAAAGCGATTAAGAAGCCGGGTGCGTTGCGAAGCAGCCTAGGCGTTAAAGCGGGACAGAAAATTCCCGCTGCTAAACTTGCTAAGGCCGCTAAGGCTCCGGGCAAGATGGGTCAACGTGCTCGCTTGGCGCAGACGCTGAAGGGGCTGAAGAAGTAATGAATTGGGGCGAAATTCTGAAGATGGTAATCCCGATCTTGGTAGTCAGCATCGGTTGGCTGCTGGGTCAGGTATCGTCTTTCAGTAATCGTTTGATTCAGATTGAGTCTAAAATGCCTGCGTTGATTACGTCAGAGGGCGTACCAACCGACTCTCCTTTGTCCGCTGAAAAACGGCAGAGACAGAAAGAAGAGATACAGAAAGAACTCAATGACTTGAATGTACGTGTAACGCTGATTGAGGAGAGGCAGAAACGGTAATGGACGTAATAGAGTTGCTGATCAAAGCATGGCCTGTCCTGTTTGCGATCATCACTTTGATTATCGTTCTATCTAAACTTGATCTGCGCGTGGCGGTGTTAGAAGACAAGATGAAGAGCGCTTGGGACTTGATCAACAAAAAGGCTGACAAATAATGGCAGACCGTACTACAGCGACGACAGACTTTAACCTTGATCTCAACACGATCATCGAAGAAGCGTTTGAGCGTTGTGGCGCGGAGTTGCGTACGGGTTATGACTTCCGTACATCGAAGCGTAGCCTCTCTCTGTTGTTGATGGACTGGGCTAACCGGGGTATTAATCTCTGGACGTTGGAGCAGGGTACGCACACTCTGACTTATAACCAAGGAACCTACGACCTTCCGGCTGACACAGTTGACCTGCTTGACCACGTAATTCGCACAGGCTCAGGCACTAACCAGCAAGACATCAACATCACCCGTATCTCCTCCAGCACGTACGTCTCTATCCCGAACAAGAATGCAACCGGTCGCCCCATCCAGATTTGGATCAACCGCCGTACTGGTGCTACGGACGCGGCTGGGGACGTGGTTTATCCACAGTTCACCGTCTGGCCCAAGCCAGATAACTCGACTACGTGGACGCTTTACTACACGCGCCTGCGCCGAATGTTTGATCCGGGTACTGGCGTGAATGGACAGGACGTACCGTTCCGTTTCTTGCCTTGTATGGTGGCGGGCCTTGCTTACATGCTCTCCATGAAGATACCGGGGGCGGAGTCCCGCACGGCTATCCTGAAAACCCAGTACGACGAGGCTTGGGACTTGGCGGCTGGCGAGGACCGTGAGAAGGCGGCGATTCGGCTTGTTCCACGTGAGAGCTTCTTGGGTGGCTACTAATGCCAAACAGGTATGCAAGTGGCAAACACTCCATCGCCATGTGCGACCGGTGTGGGTTTCAGTACAAGTTACGCCAGTTGAAGTCTTTGGTGATCAAGACCAAGAATGTGAATATTCTGGTCTGTCCGGAGTGTTGGGAACCTGACCAGCCGCAGTTGTCACTAGGTCTGTACCCGGTAGACGACCCGCAGGCACTGAGGAACCCAAGACCGGACTTGAGTTATTATGCACCGGGTAACGACGGTGCAAACGGTAGCCGCGAAATCCAGTGGGGATGGAACCCGGTGGGTGGGGCTAGCGGGATTGATGCGGGGCTGACGCCTAATACGTTGGCTCCAGCAGGGGAAGTCGGAACCGTCACGGTAGTGACAGAGGTAAATTGACATGGATATGAAGGCGATGCTGAAGAAGCATATGGCAAAGGGCAAAGGTGCCCATCCGGACGCTGACGTAAAGAAAATGCGTGCTGGTGGCAAAACCAACAGCGACATGAAGGCATACGGTCGTGGCATGGCGAAGGTCATGAACCAGCGTAAGCCGATGCGCGGCTCTTCTGGCCCGAGGTAATTAACATGGGTAAGCCTGATTTTGAATTCATGCCGTGGAGTGATGACCCCATCGGCAAGTACAAGCAGCCTGAGCCGAACAACGACTCGACGGGTCGCAACGGCTATCCGGCAACGGATGTAAACAAGGGCGTCACGCACATGGATATGCAGGGTGCGGGCGCTGCGACTAAGGGCAAGAAGTTCGTGTCGCAGATTAACCTTGAGTTTAACGGCAAGGTTCGGGCGGGCTGGACTCCGTGAATTACTCTCAGTTAGTTTCACTCATTCAGGAGTATTGCGAGACTACGGAGCAAACCTTCGTAGCCAATATTCCCACGTTTGTGCAACTGGCTGAGGAGCGGATTTACAACTCCGTTCAGATTCCGGCGATCCGTAAGAATGTGACGGGCACTGTGACGATTAATTTCCAGTACCTGTCCATACCTACCGATTGGCTTTCAACGTACTCACTTGCCGCGATTGATCCGGATACCGGGGACTACGAGTACCTGCTCAATAAAGATGTGAACTACATCCGTGCAGCGTACCCGGCTCCTACGGCTACTGGGCTTCCGAAGTACTATGCAGTCTGGAACGATACGTCATTTATTCTTGGGCCTACGCCTAACAAGACGTATTCGATGGAACTGCACTATTACTACTACCCGCCTTCAATCGTAAATGTTGGTACGTCATGGGTTGGCACGAACTACGAAAACGTACTGCTTTATGGCGCAATCCGCGAGGGCTACACGTACCTCAAGGGCGAAGCTGAGGTGATGGCTTATTATGAAAATAAGTATCAGGAAGCAATCGCTCAACTGAAACGCCTCGGTGATGGGCTGGATCGTCAAGACGCCTATCGTTCTGGTCAAGTTAGGATTCCTGTGTCATGAGTTTTGCAGCAGGTATGGAAGTTGGGAATGTGTTCGTTCAGACCACAAGTAATCGTGGTTACACGGCTGAAGAGATTGCCGAACGAGCAGTGAATCGCCTTCGTCGGATTGAGACGGAGGAGGAGCTAAAACGGGTGCTGACAAAGTACCTGCAAGAAGCGCAGGATTCCGAGAGGATGAATGCACGGCGTACTTTGGTTGAAAACGGTTTTATTGATGCGGCTTCGCATTTAGGAGATTGAAATGGCTATTACTCAAGCAATGGTGACTTCGTTCAAGGTTGAAATCCTTGACGGCGTTCACAACTTTGGTACCGGCGTTGTTCGCGCTTCGACGGCTGCGGATGTGTTCAAGATTGCGTTGTACACCTCTTCGGCTACGTTGAGCGCGGCTACGACTGCGTATACGACCACGGATGAAGTGTCTTCGTCGGGCACAAACTATACGGCTGGTGGGCAGACGCTCACAGTTTCTCAGGTTCCGACCTCAACCGGCACGACCGCGTGGCTCGACTTCGACGATATTACATGGGCTTCGGCTACGCTGACGGCGAACGGCGCTCTGATTTATAACGCGACTCAGAGCAATAAGGCTGTTGCGGTTCTGGCGTTCGGGGCTGATAAAACCTCGACGGCTGGTAACTTCACCATCCAGTTCCCGGCTGCGAACTCGACGACCGCCATTCTTCGTATTGCCTAATTAGGCAAGGTCCGTGGCAGGCGTAATAGTTGCCTTCGACGGTTGGAACGCATCTGGCGTAGGCTGGGGCGAGCAAGGTTGGGGCGAAGGGCATTCTGACGTTACCGCGACTGGCGCGGTAGGAACCCTTGCGTTTTCGCTTGGCGTTACTGTTTATCCAGACGGAGTTTCGGCTACCGGTGCAGTTGGGTCAGTAACTGTTGTAGCAGCGGCTAATGCTCTTGTAACTGGAGTTGCGGGCACAGGCGAAGTTGGCGATGTCTTTGAGCGCGGCGCTGCTGTCGTTATAGAAGACAGCGTTACGGGTACGGGGGAGATCGGGAACGTATCGGTTGTTCTTGAACTTCTTGTACCAGTCACGGGGGTTGCAGCGGCAGGGCAAATTGGTACGGTCTTTGTCGTAACTGATCAGGTTCTGTCCGTTACGGGCGTTGAAGGAACCGGTGAAGTTGGGACTGCATCTGTTGCGGCGGGTATCAATGTATACCCAAATGGAGTAGCGGGTACTGGGGCCACGGGGTCGGTTTTTGTTGTTACCGACCAAGTTCTGGCAGTTTCCGGAGTCTCGGCTAGTGGCGAGGTTGGAACAGTATCTCTCTCGTTGGATTGCAAGTTCCCTGTCACGGGCGTTGCAAGTACGGGTGAGGTCGGAACGGTTACGGTCTTCCTTGAGAAGGTTGTACCGGTTACAGGAGTTTCGGCTACCGCTGAACTTGGTACAGTAACCGCATCGGCTGGGGCAAATGTTATAGTCCTAGGTGTTTATGCAACGGGCCGAATCGGTTCGCAGACACCAGCCGTGAATGTATGGAGCTTGATTAATACAGACCAGAACGCGAACTGGACAGAAATCGCGGCGTGAGGTAACGAAAGATGGCTAGTACATATTCAACTAACTTGGCGATTGAACTTCCGGGTACCGGCGACCAAGCGGGTTCTTGGGGTAATACGACCAATAACAATCTGGGCACCCTGATTGAACAGGCCATTTCGGGCTATGTCACGCAGGCGATGACCACCGGTAACACTACGACGATCACGATTCCGAACGGTGCGACGGGCGTGGCGCGTAACATGTATATCGAGATGACGGGTACGGGTGGGGCTAATACCTTCCTCGTTGTACCGTCTAACAAGAAACTCTACTTCATCTATAACAACACCACGGGCGCGGTGACGGTAAAAGTCTCTGGGCAGACCGGTGTATCAGTTGCGGCAGCGGCGAAAGTAATTCTCGTATCAGACGGTACAGACGTTGTTAGCGCGACTTCGTATATAACTACGGTTGATCCCAGTCTTACGCTTACTACGTTAAATGTAACTAACCTTACTGCTACTAATCTTTCTGGTACTTCAGCGAATATTACGACGCTGACTGGTACCAGCTTTTCTGCTACTAGTTTGACGTTGACCAATCCGCTTGCCAGAGCGCAAGGTGGTACGGGTATTTCTACGGCTCCTACTAATGGTCAACTTCTGATCGGTAACGGTACTGGGTTTACGCTTTCGACAATCACTGCTGGTTCTGGTATTACTGTCACAAATAATGCTGGCAGTCTTACTATTGCGGCTTCCAGCACTGGCGGTGCCCAAGACTATATTGTTCAATCCTACGGAATTGTTTGAGGTAAATACACATGTCCACTACAGCAAATTACGCAGCGACTCCTCGTACTGCTTCGGCGGCTCTTTCAGCGGCGAATACTAACCGTAACGGTACTGGCACGATTGTCAGTGTGTTTGCGGCGGGGTCTTCTGGTTCCCGTATCGACGACATCTATATCGTTGCTAATGCGACCACCACAGCAGGTGTGATTCGCTTGTTCATCTCGGACGGCACTAACATTCGCTTGTGGCAGGAAATTCTTGTTTCAGCGGTCACGCCGAGCACGACTGTACAGGTCTGGAGTTCGTCGCTCATTAACCAAGCGTTGATCTTGGCTAACGGATGGTCGCTCCAAGCGTCTACTAACAATGCCGAAACCTTTAGTGTGTTCGTGACCCGCGCAGGAGACTTCTAATGAATCCGGGTACTTTTCAAGGTGCAGGTACGGGTACCTCGTTGGGTACCATTAGCCGATACATTCAAACTCCTGTCATTACATCATCGCAGACCATCCAAGTTCCTTCCGGTACGCAGCGCATCGAAGCATTGCTTTGCGGTGGCGGTGGTGGTGGCGCTGCTGGTCAAGCGAGTGGTGGCGGCGGATTTGGTGGTTTGGCAGTCTTTGCAATTCCCGTCACTGGACAGCCGCTTGTTGTAACGATTGGCGCTGGTGGTTCCGGCGGCACTCCAGCCGCATCTGCGAGCGCTGGATCGCCAACTTATATCACCTCAGGCAAAACAATTTACGCCTTGCTTGGCGGTGGCGGCGGGGGCGGTTATAACAACCCTAACCAAAACGGATTATCTGGCGGCGGCGGTGGCGGCGCTGGCGGTAGTACCGCTCCGGGTGGAGATGGCGGCGGATCACCGACTGGACAAATTCTTTGGTCTGCTAATAATCCTTTGGGAGTTGTTTCTCGGCAAAGACTATATTCACCCACTATTTCTGTTACTGGCGGTGAAGGATATAATATCCTTGGTTTTGTCCCTCTAACAACTGGCGCAGGGGGCGGTGGATTAGGTGGTGGGGCTAGTAATTTTTATGAGACATATAGCCCATATTATTACACCATAACGACTCGACTCTCTGCTCAATATGGGGCAAACGGCGGCGGAAACGGTGCTGCTGGATTTTATAACTATTACCAAGCAGATGCCGGACTATTTGGCGCTAGTGGGTCTGGGGTTAATAGTTATTATGCTGCCGGTGCCCCCGGAGGAGGTGCAGGTGGTCCCAGTGGATACGCTAGTTCTTACCAGAGCGGCTCTCCTGCGGCAGGTGGGTCTTTAGCTTCCGTTAGCGTTTGGGGGTTGACCGGATTTGCTGGCGGTGCAGCGGGGGCGAATTACTACGTATCAGTTGGATCTGGTGGCGGTGGTGGTGGAATGCTCGCCGCTGGAGCAGCCGGTGGCTCTACTGCAGCAGGTGGCGCTGGGGGTCTTGGCGGCGGCGGCGGAGGTGCCGGTAATTACAATAATAACGGTGGCCCCGCTTATAACGGCGGCGCTGGCGGTAATGGTTTTGCGGTTATTCGCTTTTATCTTTGAGGAATAATCATGGGATATTTTGCATTGGTATGGGATAACGCTGTTCATAGTGTCGCTGTTTCTGGCTCTGTGCCAGATCCGGCAATTGCTGGTGAATGGGTGGATGTGACTGATATGGAGGTTCGTCCATCTCCGGGATGTCGGTATGAAGATGGGAAGTTTCTTATTCCCCCTGTACCGCCTTTGCCAAAAAGAATTTTGAGCAAAAAAGGCATGGATCGCCGTTTATCTAATGAAATTCCTGCTGTTAGAGAGGCGGCTAAAACTGATTCTGAAGTCGCTGCTTGGGTTGCAAATTATGATGCTCAAATTTCATTTAATATGGAAACCAAAGAAGTAATAGACCAGATTGAGTTTTTAGTTACAAAGAATCTGTGCTCTAGAGATGTTGCTGAAAATATCAAGGTTTCAGTCCCAGCGCCGGGTATTGATAGCTAAATGATCCCTGCGCTCGCTGCAATCATTCAACCCCTCCTGTCCAACGGGTTAGGTCTCGTTGCCAACGCTGTTATGGCGAAAGGGCAGGAGTGGGTTGAGCAGAAGACTGGGGTAAAACTTGCTCCCAACATGTCACCTGAGCAGGTTGCTCAGTTGAAGCAGGCAGAGATGGAGCATGAAGAAGAGTTGATGCGGCTCAAGTTGGAAGAGAACAAACTTGACCTTGAAGAATTGTCGATGCGGTTGAAGGATGTGGGGTCTGCTAGGGAACGAGAAGTCCAGATTGCGACGAGCAAGGATGCTCCTCTTCTTAATAAGATCGTAACTCCACTCCTTGCACTCTCATTATTGATGCTGACATTTATCCTGTTTGGCGTTGTGATGTTCGACAACACGCCCGTGGAGTCCAGCCGCAAAGACATTTTGATCTACATTTTGGGCGTGCTTAGCGCGATTAGTACTCAGATCGTCTCGTACTACTTTGGCTCCTCGCAGGGGTCTAAGGATAAGAGCGAGGCTCTTGAGAAGGCTATTAAATGAGCAACGTCAGCGAACAAGCAGACTTTCTTCTTGATGTGGGCCGCTTGGTTCAGCGGGCTACGGAACTAGGTTTTCAGGTCACTGCCGGTGAGTTATACCGGACGCCGGAACAGCAAGAAATTTACGTTAAAACCGGGCGATCCAAGACTATGCAGAGCTTGCATCTGCAACGCCGCGCAGTTGATCTGAATTTTTTCATGGGCGGCAAGTTAGTGTATGATAAGGCCGCTATTGCGCCACTTGGCGCATACTGGGAATCGCTCCACCCTTGGAACTCATGGGGCGGCAACGGGGTCAAACTGTTTGACCTTCCGCACTTCTCTCGTGGTACTGGCAAGGCTGAATGGCGGAGAGTGACGGATGCCGCTTCAAAAACTTGAGCTTCGACCCGGTGTAAATAGGGAATCAACGACCTACGCCAACGAAGGCGGTTTCTACGCCGGGGATAAAATTCGTTTTCGTTCTGGGTTCGCTGAGAAGCTTGGCGGCTGGATTAACTATTCGCCCGGTAATACGTTTATCGGCGTTATGCGTTCCATGTGGAACTGGGTAACTCATGTCGGTAGCAACCTACTTGCTTTCGGCACTAACCAGAAATACTACATTGAGAACGGCGGCGTATATCATGACATCACCCCGCTTGCGGCGTCTCTGACGCTAAGCCAAAACCCGTTTACAACTACGAGCGGCAGCTACCTTGTTACCGTGGCGCACACTGCCAACATCACCACTATTGGCACGTTTGTTACGTTCTCAGGGGTATCGAATAGCGGCGTGGTTAACGGGATTAATTTAGATGGGGCTTTTGAGATTGTCTCTGTCCCGTCTTCCGATACGTACATCATTGCGGCCCCGAGTCTTGCGATATCAACAGGCACGGGTGGCGGGTCGCTGGTTCTTTGCCAATTAGAAATACCGGCAGGTAACGCTGTTTATTCCCCTGCAGTTGGTTGGGGAGCGCCGCCTTGGGGTAAAGGCGGATGGGGTTCCGCTACGGCTATTGGCGTACCGATGAGGCTCTGGAGCCAAGATAACTTGGACGAAGACCTTGTGTTTGCCTACCGTAATGGACCTATCTATTGGTGGACTCAAAACGTCACGACGTATCCCCGAGGCTTGACGCTTGAAGATGTAGCCAACTCTGAAGTTAAGGGTTCAACGACGGCAACGGCTGCAAGTGGCGCTACGGTTTTGACTGTGGCAGACCCGACCGGTATCAATCCGGGCTGTGTCATTTCAGGTAGCGGGGTTATAAGCGGCACGTACGTTACTACGGCTTACGATGGCGGCGTATCTGTCACTATTTCTGCGGCTACTACTGCGATACTCTCTAACACTGCTATTGATTTCAGCTACTCGGGCCGTGCTGTACCGAATGAAACGCTTATCGTTTTCACTTCAAGCGTAGGCAATTTTACTATTGCGCTAGGCGCAACCCCGTACGATCCAACTAACTTTGATACGACGTTTGACCCGCTGCTTATTCGTTGGTCTGATTACGACGACCCGTTTGAGTGGGTTCCGGCTACGACAAACCAATCCGGCGAGCAGCACCTGTCAAACGGTTCTTATATTCAAGCGGCTGTAGATACTCGGCAGGAAATCCTTGTTTGGACTGATACTGCACTCTTTACGATGCAGTACCTCGGCCCCCCGTATGTATGGGGCTTTAACCTATTGATGGAGAACATCTCCATCGCGTCTCAGAACTGTGCAATCACGGTTAACAACGTGACGTACTGGATGGGCGTAGATAAGTTCTATCAATACTCTGGCCGCGTGGAAACGCTGCCGTGCAGCCTGCGCCAGTTTGTCTTTACGAACATTAACAAGAGCCAGATTGCCCAAGTAGTCTCTGGTACGAACGAAGGCTATAACGAAGTCTGGTGGTTTTACCCGTCTAAAAATAGTTACGTAAATGACTCATACGTAATCTACAACCACCTTGAGCGTATCTGGTACTACGGGACTATGAACCGTACTGCATGGCTCGACTCGCCCCTGCGCGAATACCCGATGTCCGCATACGGCGTCCAGAATAGCTATTTGGATATTGCAGTTGATTCGTCTATTACTAACATAACTGTACTGAATGGACTTTCGTATCCCGCCGCAGGCGTTATACAGATCGGGTCGGAGAAGATTGCGTACACGGGTAACCAGAACAACACGTTCTTAAATTGCACTCGTGGGTACGACGGCACGACCGCTGCTTCTCATGCGGCAAACGCTGCAGTGACTTTTGTAACTCCGAACCAAGTTGTGTATCACGAGTATGGCAACGATGATCAGTTGCTCACCGTGGCTGCTCCGATTGAGTCGTACATTGAAAGTTCGGACTTTGACATTCAAGACGGTGAGCATCTTGGCTATGTCTGGCGCATTTTGCCTGACTTGACGTTTGCCAACTCGTCGGACTCCAACCCGAACCCGAGTGTCATGCTGACTGTGAAGCCGCGCTTGAATTCCGGGTCTAACTATACGGCGGCAGATGATCCTACTGTTACACGTACGGCGCAGTACCCTGTAGAGCAGTACACTGGTCAGGTCTATACCCGAGTCAGAGGGCGTCAGATGGCGTTCCGTGTGGACTCAACCGACCTCGGTGTGGCTTGGCAGATGGGCATGATGCGTATTGATGTGAAACCGGATGGTCGCCGCTGATGGCAACCAAGATTAGGAACATCGTTGCGCCTAACCTGCCCACCGCTCCGGTTGAGTATCAGCAGCGATACCAAGATCAGTTCACTAATATCCTGCGGCTCTACTTCAACCAAGTATCTAACAACGTCAACGCACCGCGTCCGTTTGGCTCCTTCTACGACACGACCACGCAGACCAACCCGGTTGCTAATGCTGTTAATTTGATGAAGGTAAACAGCACCTACGACTCAGGTAACGGTGCCAACTTCAGTATTCAGAAGGACACGAACAAGATTTTCATCGGTGAAGATGGGGTCTACAACATTCAGTTCTCCGCCCAGTTGGATAAGACCGGGGGCGGTAACACGAGCATCTATATCTGGATAAGGGTAAACGGGGTAAATGTATCCAACTCCGCTAGCAAAATGGTCATCTCAGGGCCAAACGACGAGAAGATTGCAGCGTGGAATTGGATGCTGCTTTTTAGGGCCGGGGACTACTTTGAGTTGGCTTGGTCTTCTCCTAGTACCGACGCGGTGCTTTTGGCTGAGGCAGCGACTAGCGTAATCCCCGAAATCCCGTCCGTTATCATAACCGCACAGTGGGTGTCGAATATCCCGGCGTCCCAGCCTATAATCAGAGCGACTTGACCCGTTGGGGTAACTATGTACAGACAACCCTCCCATGCTGGACTTGCCTCCCTCGTAGCCGCTCAAGGCCGGGGTGGGGACTCAATGCTCGTGCACATGACCCCGGATGAGGTTAACGACCTCAAGAACATTGCCGAGGCGCATGGACTGCCGTTCATGATCAACCCGCGTACGGGGCTTCCCGAAGCAACGCTTCTGGGCGATGTGTTTAAGGCCATCTGGGGCGGTGTCAAAACCGTTGGGTCCGCGATTGTTAACAACCCTCAACTGACCGCCGCTGTCGTAGGTACGACCTACGGGGCTATGAAAGGTGACCTTAGCAAGGGGCTAGAAGCGGGCATCAAAGCCTATGCGGGTTCTTCTTTGCTTGGCGGGCTTGCTTCAGCTGGTAGGGAGGCTCAGGCCGCTAAGGCTGTAGCGGGCAAGCGTACGCCGTGGGCTGATTACGAAGACATGTATACCCCCTCGGCACGTGAGACTTCCGAGCCGATTCAGCCCATTAAGCCGACTGTCCAACAGCCGCCCATGCCTAACGTATTTAACCAGATCGGCGCTGGGATCAGTTCTGTACTTAACCCTAAAGCAGCCCAACAGCCTCAACAGGGCGGAATTGCTGCACAGGGTCAGCAGATGAACCCGGTTACGCGGCTTCTCTTAAATTACGGTATTAACCGACTTGAGCAGAAGTATGGCGGAGCTAGAGAAGGCACCGCGCCGTCTCAGCCGGTGCAGTATCGGGACGTTCGTTATTCGCGTGGCCGTGTCAATCCTCGCTTCCGTGAGCCGGGCCAGCCGTACTGGATTGAAGGCGGCTATGAAGATCGGGGCTACACCACTGAGTATCCGGGCTACACGCAAGGGCCGACTGTTCAACAGCCTAATCTCCCGCAGTCCCCGATTCAGCCGCCTAATCAGCCGTATGGTATGGCTATGGGCGGTATGGTTCCGTCAGATGAAGGCGTCATTCCTGCGCCTAACTATTCGTATCCTATGGCTAACATCAAGTCTGCCGGATACTCGGTCGCATCTCAGCGGCCTCGTTCTGCGGAACTTTTGGGTGGCTACGACACCGCAGTAGACCCGTTCACGGGAGAAGAAACTAAGTCGCAATCGAACTTTGCTGACGGCGGTGCCGTAGGCGAAGAGAACAAACTCAAAGATTATTTTGCAAACCTTCGCCCGAACGCTCCTGCACTTGCGAATACATTTAACAACGTAAACTTGAATACGGGGCTTGGTGGGCTTCAGCCGGTAGCCCCCGAGTTGGCTGACTATTACAAGTCTCTGCTTGTTCCTCCCGGCCCCCGTCCTGATCGTATTGATCTGACGGACTACTTCAAAACTGCTGGGTACAAATCCAGTCCTAATCTAGGTAGGGTTTGCCCGTCAGGGCAACATTTAAACACTACGACTATGCAGTGTGAAGACGACACGGTTGAGCCGCCGCCACCTCCTCCGCCTCCAGTCGAATGCCCGGCTGGTCAGGTTCGTGGGGCTAATGGGGTATGTGCGCCAATTCAGCCGCCTCCGCCTCCAGTCGAATGCCCGGCCGGGCAGACACGTAATCCTAAAACTGGAAACTGCGAAGAGACTACTACAGGTTGTGGCCCCGGGACGCATTTAGAAATTGTTGATGGCGTCATGGATTGCGTGCCAGATGAACCGCCTCTGGTATGCGGTCTTGGATATCACAAAGATTCAAACGGCAAATGCGTACCGGACGAACCGCCTCCGCCTCCTACGGATAAATGCGATTTAGGGTACCACAAAGATTCAAAGGGTAAGTGCGTACCTGATATCACGGTGGACCAAGAGTGCGCTGATGGAAAGCCTCAGATATGGGATGCAAAATCGGGTGAATTTAAATGCCAGAGTGAGCCTCCTCCGCCTCCAGTTTGTCCGTCCGGACAGCATCTAGAC